GTGTTGACCTGGAGGCCGATCTCGTGATCGGTCCAAGCCATGTGATCGGCGGTGAAGCGCCAATCGGCAACACCTTCCTCAACGATCTGCGGGTTGCTGATCGACAGCGTCGGGTTCGGGCCGCCGTAGTCAACCGCAGTGTTGACCTCGTCAAAGAAGGTCTGGAAGCGCATCCGCTCGCCGCCCTTGATCACCTTCGAGGTGCCAGAGGCCTTGAGGAACTTGCCCAGAAGAGGAGACCGCTCGGTAGCTTGGTTGATCAGCTTGTCCGGCGAGTCGAAGTAAGTGTCATCAGTGGTTGCCGCGAAGTCGGCAAAAACATCAGTCCATCCCATTGGAAGACTCCTTGGTTAGTGGCCTTCAGCCAAGCCCGTATTCCTGTTCAAGGGCAATGTACGCATCAAAGCCACGGTCGTACTCCGACTTAGGCTGCGGCGCGACTTTGCGACCAGTACTACGGGTCTGACTGGCAGACCGTTTACGAGAAACAGAAGACCGCTGCTCCTTCGCGACATCACGCGGGTTCCCCAGGGCTAGCCGAGCAGCGTCTGAGATCAGGTCATCCCAGGACTGATACTGCTGTTGATTCAGGCTGCTAGCCTTGGCGCGAACCGCCTGCTGTTGCTCAGGGTCAGCAAGTTGGGGCCACTTGGACTCCAACTGACGGAAACTCTCCTTCAGAAGGAGGGTCTCCACGGCGTTCTCCAGAACCTGGTTCTTGCTCTGGAGAGCGTCGTAGACCGCCCGCATAGGGGCGACCATCGCCTCTGCATCATCGTCTCCGAAGGTGTCCTTGAGGGGTGCAATGACCTGTTCCCATTCAATGGGGCCCGCCGGTTGGTATGCGGCGGTCTCCTTGGGCTGGCCCTTGTCCTCTTCGGGTTCCGAAGCCGGTTTGGCAGACAGCTTAGAATCCACATCCGACTGGATCTTCGCCAGATCAGCACCCCACTTCAGGAGGTCCTCATCAGACAGAGAGTCAATCACGGATTGCGGAGTTTTGGCGCGACGAAGGGCTCGTACAGCGGACTCGCGGTCAGAGTCGGTTGCAGTGCCTGTTGCGGTGTCGGGCTCATCGCCCGCCTCAGGCTCATGCTCCCCAGCATCGCGGTCTGACTCGTCCGCGTCGTCCTCTGAGGAGTCCTTCGCCGCATAGGCGTCATCGTCGGTGAGGCCGAGGCCGTGCTTGGCCTCCATGGCAGCGAAGCTAGCGAGGCTTTGGTCCTCGCTGCTCTCTGCAACCTCGGGGGTATCGGGGGCCTCGTCCTGAGGCTCGTCAATCGTTTCTTCGGTCATGTGATGCTGGGGGAGGTGCCTACCACTTCTTGCACGACCAGTAGCGTGCCGTCAGCTTGCTAGGCGGTCTGGAATCGCACCCGTGTCGGGCGCGGAAGTTCTTGCGACGACCAGGCTGGTCCTTCTTGATCGTCATGTTGGGGTCGCCAAACCGGATGAGCTTTACCTGATCGCCCTGCTTCGCGAGCACGGCGAACTTCTTGCTCTTTCCGGGGGTGCGCTTGGGCTTGTTGTAGCCGCTGAAGCGCTCGCCTCTGTAGTCAATAGCCACGGCGCCAGTATCCCACACTAATTGTCGAGACTCCAGTCCGTGGCGGCATTGTCACGGCCATTATTCCGTGCAATGAACTCGCGCGCTTCGCGCCGGTTGCTAAACGCTGCCCACCCCTCCTTGGTGTGGTTCTTCACATCGGGGTGCCACTTGTGGACCTGACGCGAAACAAAGCCGTTATCTATGTTGGTAGCGACTTGAGAAAAAATCCGACGAAGCCGGCGATCACCTTCGCGCCTAATCTGGCCGATATCGTCGCACTCATCGTGGTGAAGAAAAAGCTCGACGGTCTCGCCGGTATCCTCGTCAATGTACTCGTATAGGGGCATCAGACTCCTCCCATGATGTTGCCCATGTTCTGGGCGTTACCAGACATCCGGCCTGCCATGGGGTTGGCCTCGCCGTCCGTCTGCGGGTTAGGTGAGTTGCTGCCAGCAGTGTTCTGCATCTGCTGGAGCATTTGGAGCGCCGCCTGCTGCTCCTTGGCCTGGTTCATGGCCTGCTCAGTGATCATGGTGCCCATGTCGCCCAGGTTCAGAGACTCTGCGGCCTTGAGCAGCATGCGGTTGATCACAGGAGCCAGGGGAGGGGCCTGGAGGCCCACACCGGCTAGCTGGACATACATCTGCATGAACTCCATCACACGGCGCTGGTAGAGCCCCTCATTGGCTCTCTGCATGCTGTGCGCCTCGATCTCGAACTCGTAGGCCTCGAAGGGCGTGCGGTCCTCAGGAGGGGCGTACCAGACCATCCCAGGCTCCATGCCAAGCTCCTGGGCAACCGCCGCTGTAACGGGGTAGCGGCTGCGCCGGTCCTCGCGCATGTACCAGGCGACCCGTCGCAGGATCTCGTGGACCCCACGGTAGAACTGCTTGCGGACATACTCGACCCGGATGTTCGAGGCGCTGTCGGCAACGCTGACCTCGGTGGCCGTGCCGGCCCCGGTGACCGCTCCGCGCTGCGTATCCGTGATGCCAGACACGCGCTCCAGGCGCTGGCGCTCGGCCTGGATGTAGAGCATTAGCTCCGAGTGGGGGCCCCCGACCTCGAACGGCACCACGGCCTCTCGGATGCCAAGGTTGCCGGTCTGCAGGGTGAACACGCCTTGGTCCTCGAAGGACTTGATGGCGTCAGCCACCTCGGGCTCCGCCGCGTTGATCGCGACCCCCTTCTTGGCCTTCCTGGCGCCCTCAACAAAGGCGTTGGTAAAGTCGTTCAGGCTCTGGACCTGGTCCTCAACCGCCGCAAGCGGCGCCAGCCAGTAGGTGTCGTTCGGGACCGGGTACACGCCCCAGATCACATAGGGGCCCTCGCGGGGGCCGAACCAGGGCTGGGGATCCCTCAGGAACACGCCAGTGCTGGTCCCGTCCTCTTGGGCTGCGCCCGCGAGCGTGTACAGAGTGCCGTTGAAGCCCTCCTGCTCGCCAACCTCGTCATCCACCCGCTGCTCGGGGATCCACACCTCGTAGATGCGGATCTCGCCCCGGTCCATGTGCTCCAGGTGGTCCTCGTCGTAGACCGCGTCGGCAGCCGCCTTGATGGCGTTGGGGCGCCAGCCCAGGTCAGGGTTCTTGCGGGCCTCCTCAAGCAAGTCCTCGCGGTCCCGCGTGTAGCAGTGGCCGTAGTACCGGATCGCGTCCCGGCGGCTCGCCAGCGGGTCCCAGAACACAGAGGTCGGGTCCAGGGTCATCACGCGCGGGCGCATAACATCCTCGTCCTCCTCCAGGCCCTCGCGGGCCACGGGCGGGATGAACCCAGGGAACTTCTCCTGGTAGACATACGCGCAGCCCCAGGCAAAGAAGCCATCGGTGGCGTAGTCCGTCAGCAGGGCATCGAAGTGGGTGTCATTGACCCACCTGTTCATGCTGTGGGCCAGGGCCTCGGTGTCGGGGATCTCAGCGTTCTCCGACATCGCTGCGTCGTCACGGCTGGTCACCCGAATCTTCGGGTTATCCAGGACCAGACGCGGCAGCATCATGGACACATACTCGTGGTAGTGGTTCTCGAGCGTCATGCCGTGGCTCAGGGAGCCCGGCTTTTTGTACGCACGCCCGTGGCTGCGCTGCACCATCTTCTTGAAGTGGCGCAGGTGCTGGTCCCGCTCGGCTTCCGCCGCTTTGACCTCGGCGTACAGGTTTTCTTCGTCGTCGTGGATCATGCCAGTCCCCGCATTCGTTGGAGTCGCAAGAATTCGGGGTCCCTGGTCAGGATGTGCTCAGGACGCCGAGTTTCAAAGATTACCCTGTCAGGCGGCGTGACTTGCTTCTCAAACACCGCCCACATCAGGTACAGCATCGCGTCGATGCCGTGATCGTTGACCTTGACCGGGACATCCAGGGCGGGGCCCTCGCCCCCGACCATGTCATACCGGTTGGAGATCCTCGGGGGGGCCCACATGTACCCCGTCATCTCCTCGTAGGTCGTCCCTGGCTTGCTCTTCAGGTAGACATCCCGGTCGTGCTTGCGGCAGTCCCGCAGGAACCGGATCTTCCCCTCGCCAATCAGGTTGTGGACATGCATCACCATGGCAAACTTCCGCTTGCCGGCCTGCATGCTGCTCTTGTCAGCCGTGATCAGTAGCGGACGGTTGTCCCGAGCACGCAGCTTGCGGTTCACCATCGCAATACCAGCCGCGTTCTCAGGGTCGCTCACGACCCGCCAGATGCCCCAGTACTCGTGCAGGTCCTCAATGGCCTCTGCCCACCAGGCGTCGTCCTCGCGCGTCTTGTAGACCTCCTCAACGCACCAGGCACGGCCCTCGTCGTCAAAGCCCCACACAGACACCACACCAGGGCTCGTGTACCCCCAGTCCTGGCCTGCGGCCAGCCAGAGCAACCGCACGGGCTCCTCTCCAGGCTGATGCACATACCAGAAGCCGTCGTCGTGCTTGGAGACCTCCCCGTCCACCACAAACTGGTCCGCATCCCAGTTGTCGAAGACCTGGCCCTCCACCATGCACCACTCGCCCTCAAAAAGGCGCCGGAACAGGGTCCCGCTGGTGCCGCTCTTCAGATTGTCCCTGAACTCAGCACCTGCGTGAGTCCAGTCGTCCGTTTCTAGGTCCCAGTAGTACGGGTTGTCACGGAAAGTCGCCTGCCGGCGCACAAAACCATCCCCAGGGTTCGCAATGAACTTCTGGTACAGCCAGTGGAACGGGGAATCCGGGTTGCACTCCACGATCATGGTGTGGAACGGGGCTCCCTTCGGCCATCGCAGCGAACGGAAGAACCGCTCGAAGGAATCCTGGGCCACCTGGGTTCCCTCGACGATCAAAACCGCGTTCCACTCGGTCGAATAGTGCTTCTCGGGGTCATCCAGGCCCCCCAAAACGATCTCTGACGCCCCGATCTTGTAGCTCTGGCGGTGCATCTTGCTACCGCGCCCAGGACTCAGCCCATATGCAGGCAAAACCTGGTCCTCAAAGGTCGTCTGCCACGACTCACGCAGGCTCCGAAGCGTCTGGCGGGCCACCAGGAAGCGCGAACCAGGGTAATCCAGGCACCAACGCACCAAAGTGGCCCCCGTGCCCACGCTCTTGCCCGTTCCAGCACTGCTGTCGAGCAATATCGCACGCACATTCTCGCCGTCCACTCGGTGGAACGGCAGCCAGCGCAACGCAGCCATCGGGCCACGCAACTCCAGCGGGATCCCCGTTACTTCAAGGGATTGCAACGGCCCCGCTCCAAGAGCAGATCAGCCACATGCACATCGTCCAGGATGTCCAGGGCCTCCATGAACGCCTCATGCATAGCGCTCCAGTACACAAAATCCGGGTCCGTGGGGTCCCCCGCCTCCGACGCATCCATCGCGTGCAGGCCGGTTCGCTCCGCTAGCTCCAGGATCCGCTTGTACGCCCCGTGCTTACCCTTGTTGTTCCTGTCCACCATCACTGCCTCCTTGTAGCTGGTCAGCCAACTGATGCATCCCAGCACCACGGAGGGCAGCAATACAAGCACCAACCACATCTTCCGGCTTGGAGGCAGCCTCGCGAGCCTGTAGCTCCTGCTCGCGGTCAAATGCGTCCGGGTTGTCGCCGTCGTGCCACTGAGCCACCTGCAAGGCGACCTTGCTATCGACCTCTGAGTCCAACAGCAATCGCCTGATGATGTCAGCCATTACATCCGGGTTCTCTCGAAGCTGCCTTCGGAGCCGGGTGCGGAAGCTGATGGAGCCCTTGGCACCGCCGCGTGGGTTCCCACTATAGCCCTTACGGAACTGGCCGGATGTATCCCGATGGTCCGGGTGGGGGTGGCGGTGGCCCGCCTCGTCCTCGACCCATGCCCTATCCCGCTCGTCGCCTTGCGTCATCCTTGCCTCGCCTGCGTAACAGAACTGTACATTATCCGACACGCTGCACTTCGGGCAACCCGGAGTCAAGGCCCGATCCGCCTGGACACCACCCCCTGGCGCAGGGC